CAGCAACACTAGCTGTAATGTATACTGGATCACTTCAAACTACTTCATCAAAAAATTACTATTATGAAGTATATAATGGTAATAGCGCAACTTCAGAAGCTCAGTTTTCAATAGCATGGGGTCATAGATTAGGTTCTGGGTCTTCAGCAGCTGGCACATTAAATGATTCTCCTTCTAGAGCAATATATTCTCAGTATAAATTATTGCTATTAAATCCAGGAGATACGACATTTACATTTGCTAGTGGAGAAAGTTCAGATAAAATTTATGCTATTAATTTTAATAGAGCTCGTATTAAAGATAAATTAGATCCAGGTAATTGGCAATTGTCATTATGTGAATTAACTGGTAGTAGATATGCAAATAATGTATTTACAGGATCAAACGTAATACCTTCAGGATCTAATAGAGTAATTTCATTAATTGACGACTCTGGACAAACCCAAGCAACTAATTTAACTTCTGCGGGTCGCGTATATAACGTTGTATCCGGCTCAATTAGCGGCGGCGTTTTTAATACAGCTGCGCCTAAATATTATGGATTAGTTTATCCTGACATGGGTATTATCATTTTAAATGGAAACGCATTAGACGCTTCAATGTCATTTAATTCAGTAACTGGTTCGAATATTGCAGGAGATAATGCGTGGAAAGTATACACTTCAATTTCAGGAGCTATGTCAATTAACTCATCAGCTAATGCATTTCAAGCACGAAATGAAGAAACTATAACATCAACTCATTATTTTGTAAGAGTTAAAAATGGAGAATATAATTTCTCAAATAATCCTTCATTCATAACAGGATCTGTAGGTGAATTTGCTCAGCCAACATTTATTAATGATCCTAAAACGTATATCACAACAATTGGCATGTATAACAATCGTCAAGAATTGTTAGCAGTCGCAAAACTAAGTCAGCCGGTTCAAAAATCTTTTAGTAACGAAGCTTTGATAAAGGTTAAGTTAGATTTTTAATAATAACAAAACAACCAATATTTAGGCTCTTTGATATTTATATTAAAGAGCCTAACTACTATATATGGGAAAGACGGGAGTATTTAAAGGAATTAACGGGCAGGATCGAACCATTACGCCATTCAAGGTTTATAAATCTTGGAAATATACCGATACAGGTAGTCTACAAAACGATGGATTAGATTTATTATACGCACTAAAGCCTGATCCTACAGTATACTCAGGAAATAAAGTTACCTTAGATACATTACAAACAAATTTAGATTCTGCATCAATTTTAATTAATTCAGCAAATAATAAAGAAGCTTCAATTATTTGGCATAGCTTAAACCATTTATATTATAAAAGAGCTGGTAAGCCAGCCGAAACTTTTGGATATGCAGATCCATATGCCATTGAAAGAACTTTATTTAACGAAGCTATGGTTTATTCAATACCTCAAAGAAAATTTGGAGAGATTATTAAACCAGGTTCAGTTAAATTAAATTTTAGAAATACTCAAATTAACGCTATTTCAATGTCGTTAATAGATGATGGAAACGGAAATTTAATTGACACTGCGTTAAGCAGTTCAATATCAAATGAAGTATTACATTTAGGATTTGATGCTATGACATATAGTACTAATTACGCTCCAAATTTCAATATAAGCTCTTCACAGCAAATAGGAAGCTTAATTGATTTTCAACTTAAGTCAATTAATCCTAATTTAACTGCAAAAGGAAATGTAATTATTAACAATTCTACATTTTCAAACAATTTTTATTCCTCGTCACTAGCTTCTATTTTTCCTTGGGGAAACGACGCATTTTTTGGAACAGCATCTTATATTAGAATTCCAAATGACGATTCATTTAATTTTAAACAAACTAATGATTTTGCATTATCATTTTGGATAGGTAAATTTTCAACATTTCCAGAAATTCAGCAAATAATTTCAAAACGAACTACTGGCATTGGCCAATATATAATTAATAATAAAGTATATACTGGAGATATAAATTACAATGCAAGTCAATATCCATTTGATATATCTTTTTATAGTGGTAGTAATACAAACCAACAATTGATTTGCAGAAATTCTAATGGAAGTGTATCAACTTTATTAGCCACTAATATTTCAGCAGATACAGAAAATCATATAATTTTACAAAAAACAGGATCAGCATTTCAATTATATGTCGGAGGTGTATTAGTGCAGCAAGCTACATTACCTTCAGACGGTAATTTTTATAATAATGCTGATTTATTTATAGGCTCGTTAGGGTTAAATTCAAGTGGAAATGGATATAATTCATTTAAAGGAACTTTTGATGAATTTTTTATTTTTAATAAAGGATTAACGCAATCAGAAATTAAACAATTAGCAGATTCTAGTTCATATGCAATGACTACAAATACCAATGTAGTTGGTAATGTATTTTATGAGCATGGATTAATCGTAATTTCAGATCCTAGACCTAAATATAGTTCATCAGGATCAATTAATACATTTAATAAATTTATTTACGACAAAAATACAAAATTAACTCCTACTAATTATTTTGATAATAGCAAATTCAAATTAGAATATAATTCAACTGTAACTCTTTATGAACATGAGTATGTTTGTAAAATAAAAGAAGATGAATTTAATTTTACTACAAATCCTACTATTAGATTAAATAACGACGTAAATTCAGAAATACCAAAAACTATAGTTTCTAATAATTCATTTGCACCTTATATAACAACAGTTGGATTATATAACAGTGCTGGTCAATTATTAGCAATAGGAAAATTAGGAACACCGATTCAAAAACGAGATAACGTTGATACTACTATTATCGTTCGTTTTGACATTTAAAACAAAAGTATAGTTATGGCAAGAAAAAATCCATATAGCAAAAAAGCTGTCGCAGCTAAATACGGCTTTCGTAGTGGTTTAGAAATGGATATAGACGCTTCTCTCAAAAATCAAGGAATTGATGGTGAGTATGAACAGCATATTATTGAATTCATTAAACCAGAAACCAAACACAAATATCATCCAGACTTTAAACTTCCTAATGGAATTTTTGTAGAAACTAAAGGAAGATTTTTGGTAGATGACAGAAAAAAGCATATATTAATTAAAAAGCAACATCCTGAGTTAGACATTAGGTTTTTATTCCAAAATTCAAAAACTAAAATTTCTAAAGGGTCTAAAACTACATACGCAGACTGGTGTGAAAAACATGGGTTTCAATACGCAGATAAGATAATTCCTGAAGATTGGTTAAATTAATTTTGACAATTCAAAAGATTATCTTATATTTGATGTAGATGATAGATACTAGACTAACGCAATTAATTGAAAGTGTACTTGGAAAAGGAAAGGTTACTAATAAAGGTAACATAGCACATCATTGTCCTTTCTGTCAATCTAGACAAAGGAAGTTAGAAGTTCAATCAGTAACAAGTGATAAAGGAGAAAATCCATGGCATTGCTGGGTTTGTAATAAATCAGGAAAAAAACTAACATCTTTATTCAAAGCACTAAACGTAGGCCGTGATAAGATAGCTGAACTTTACAAAGTACTTTCCATCCAGCCAAAATACAGTAGCAATCAGAACGACAGTACCTTTCAAGGTATGACGGCGATAGACCTGCCTAAAGAGTATATTCCCTTATTCAAAACTTCCGAGTCTATTGAATATAAAAATGCAATACATTATTTAAGATCAAAGCGAAAAATTACACTTTCTGAAATTGTAAAGTATAATATTGGATATTGTGAATCAGGCGAATATGCTAAAAAGATTATAATTCCTTCATATGACGAATCTGGAAAGTTAAATTATTTTGTAGGAAGAGCTTATTATGAAGCTGAATCATTTAAACATAAAAATCCTGAAGTATCTAAAAATTGTGTTGGATTTGAATTGTTTATTAATTGGACTCTTCCGTTAGTTTTAGTAGAAGGTTCGTTCGATGCAATTGCAGTTAGACGAAATGCAATTCCATTATTTGGCAAAACAATTTCAGAAGACTTGCGTAAAAAAATTATTGAAAATAAAGTTAGTCAGTTATATATTTGTTTAGATAAAGACGCACAGAAGCAAGCTTTAGAGCATGCTGAATATTTCATGAATAATGCAGTAGAAGTGTATTTTGTAGATTTAGAAGAAAAAGATCCTGCAGAGATAGGATTTGAAAAAATGTGTAAGTTAATTAAGGAAACTCAGCCGTTAACTTTTAGTAAATTTATTGAGTATAAATTATTTGGATAATGCAACAAATTAACATTGGAATAGATACTATTAATAAAATATATCATATCGCTGATATTCATATTAGAAATTTAAAGCGACATAAAGAGTATCAAACAGTATTTCAAAGAACAGTCGACTCTATTAAAAGTACAATTGAGCCTAACGATATTAT